ATAGAAGACGGTCGCTTGTGCCTGTGCTAAGGGGGTCCAGGAGTTTTCAGGAATTGACCTGCTCGTGCCGCCGTGAGGCGTGGCTTTGTCTCCTCCCCGCCCATACTGACTAGGACCGTATCCGTTATTAGTTAGTCACTGAACGGGACCCCGAACCTTCCAAGACCTTGATATTATGAGGATCAGGAGGGAAAGACTAAAGCTCTTGGTGTATCTAAATCTGTGGATAACTAGTGTCGTACGAGTACCAATTGAAGCACGCGTATAAGCAGATCGAGAAGTATGTGAACGCGCTATCACCGGAAGATCTCGCAGAGATGATCCAGGTTGGCGGGCCGAACACGCTCAATGGCCAGACTATTGACGAGCACCTTGACCGGCAAATGCCGTTTCCATTTTAATTATGCGTGAATTATCAAGCCAGTACACGGAGATGTTAGGGCAGGATACGGACCAGGCTAGGGGCACCCCTGTCCCAGCCCCTGCCAAGTGTGCGAAAACGCACAGTGGCCTGGGCCTGGGGCCGATCCTAGGCCAGGACAAGGGCCTGGGCACGGTCCAGTTCCCGAAGTGGGCACACAGTTCAATAACCAATTCAGTGCACCATAAGAGTCATTATCAGACGTTGAATTGTGCAATGATCTTGCACAGTTACGTACATGAATCGAATATGATCCAGGCCCAGGCAGGCATCGGCGCACCCCTCCGTACGGTGAGGCGCGGGTCCCATATCGGGCATGCACCACCCCAGACAAAGGGCCCTGGATCTTGTGCGTTATCAGGCACTTATGCGTGCGACGATGACGATCCGATCTTGTAAAGGGTAAGTACGTGATATTGCGAGGAAAAGGGAAGATTTGACAGGTAACTGATCTCCAATCGACAGGACACTGCCGTGCCAGGGAGCTATTTGGAGAGGCCTTGATCTGGCACGGAGGCAGTTTCTGATCCGGTTCCGTCCCCTGCTCCAGGCGCTAGGTCTAGCGCGTTACATGGCCCTATAAGGGTCGTACAAGAGGCAGGCTAATGAGTCGGGACCGTGACCAGGACCTTCACGGCATAATGTTCGTGAAATCGTTTACTGAGTCAGGGCTTTTCACGTAGAAGGGGCTGTTTATGGTCAAGTCACTAAGTCCACTGAAGGCGATCCGGGCCAAGTGCCTGGACTGTTCCTGTCAGCAGCCCCGTGAAGTGAAGGAATGTCCGATCACCAGTTGCGGACTCTGGCCCTTTCGCATGGGAAGAAATCCGAACCGGGCCGGAGTCGGCGGCAAGTTCAAATGACCAAGGCATGTAAATGGGTCGGGCCGGTCCTGTTCGTGGCCGGGATCTTGACCGGTCTCTTCCTCTGCGAGTGGCTGGTGCAGGTACTGAAATGAGGATTTTGTGAGTGAAGGTCAACGGTGCGGGAACTGTCAATGGTTTAGCAGGGTAAGTACCTCCCTTGATGGACAGGAATATGGAACGTGCGAGTGGGCTCGCCGTTACCTACCGACACCGATTAGCGCCTATTTCCAGACGCAACACGTGACGGCAACTTATGAGAATTGCCCCGTTTGGTTAGACATCAAATGACCTCCTACGAACTCTTCGGCCATGACCAGACCGTGCGCTGGAACAGCAACTGTTACACGCTTGGTAATGTCATGTTCTATATCGATGACCAGGAGCTGGCCGAACTCAAGGACCATGTCCGGGCCGTGGCCATTGCCGAGATTATTGAACAGGCCCAGCAGAAGCGAAGGAGAAAGAAATGAGCGCAGAAACGGTCACGAACCTGGTCTCGGGCGACCCTGTCCTGGCGTCTGAACTGAACGTGAATTATGTCTACACGCCGACGACTACGACTGGTTACGACAACTGCAACACCATTACAACCACTGGTTATACCTACTGGCCGCATTGGACATCAATTTACGCCGACAAGACCAAGGCTGCCTTTGCCGTCGCCAAGAAGCTCATGGCGCTGAAAGTGGTCAAGATTACGTCCATTGACAAGTTCGTGAAGCTGGTCGAGACGATCGAGGCAGAACTGTGAAATTGATATTGGCCTTTTCCTTGTTCTTGGCCGGGTGCGTGTCTGGCCCCCAAATGCCCACCGAACCCTTCCGGTGCTTTGACAGTGACGGGCACGAGATCCCGTGCGTGGACGAGATGGATTGCCATGAAGCGGAACAGAACGAAGACGTGATCAAGGAATTGAAGGAGCGCGTCGGCTTCTCAGGCTGTGTTTCTACATGCTCTCCTGACGGTACGGCCTGCCTCTCTAACTGTGTCCGTGAGATGTACCGATGATCGGCATCCTGACCCTCGCCTTTACCATCAGCCTGGGCTTGATCGCGCTGGTCCTGGTCTGGGCCTGGATCGTGGGAGAGTAAGTTGAACGAGATTATTCCACATCTTTGGCTGGGTGACATGAATGACGGTGCAAACGCGCCGGAGTCGTTTCATGTCCTGTCTGTCATGTGGACCGGCGAGCCTGGGCAGGACCACCGCTGTCACAAGATCCAGACCACGGATTACCAGATGTTCCAGGAATATAACGGCCAAGTCGTCCAGGCCGAAGGCATTCAGACGAATACAGAGAAGATGGACGAAGCTGCCGACATGATCGACAGGATACTCGCGAACCATCAAGACATTCTTGTGCATTGTGCGTACGGAATCGAGCGGTCGCCACTCACGATCGTCTGGTATCTGATGCGTTACCACAACATGAATTTGAAAGAGGCTTACGACCTGGTCATGTTGAAACGGGTCCAGGCTCAGTACCGTGGCACGTGGCTACCAGCCGAAGTGCGCTTGTCAGGGCAATTGCCGGAGCGTGTCAGTGCCCGTTAAGCCCTATCAGCCCGTGGACCTGTCCCAGCCCGGCATCAAGACTGAGCCTGCGCCGAAGGTCCGGCCTGGGCAATTGTCCAGTAACGAGACCATGGCCTTGCGTCAACTGTTGCGAGGCGAAGTCGCCCTGCCCAAGCGCCCGGCCCCGGTCCCGGAACAGATCACGGTCCCGGCCCCGCGCAAGCACGGCAAGGAAGAACTCAAGGCCGGGGTCCAGCGCCTGAGCCAGCGCCTGATGGATTACCTGCTCGATGGCGATCGCCTGGAACGGCTCATGGCCGAGACGAAACTGAAAGATTTGGGGGTCTTGTTAGGAATTACCACTGAGAAGTTACTGCTACTTGAGGGGCAGCCGACCTCGATCATTTCGCATGACGATCATCGGAAGATGGATGAAGTGTTGCCTGCCCTATTGAAAGAAATCCAGCGTCGTGGCGTGAAAGCGGATTTGACGGAGCGGAAAGTGAGCTTGACGGTGCCAGCGTCATGAACGTCGCAAGGACTCCTGCCTATCGTCGCTGGAAGCGTGCAACCGATCCTGAGCATGACAAACGTCTCAAGGCGGATGCTGCCAGGCTGTGGCGGAAGGATCTGAGTAAGTCACGGCTGAAGAGCAGGATCAAAAACGAGAAGCGTTACAGGGACAGTCCAGAGTATCGAGAATATGCCAAGCGGAAGGCGAAAGAATGGGCGCAGAATAACGTCGAGAAAAGGAAGGAAACCGTCAGACGGCACCATGAGAACCTGAAGAACGCTGTAATCAACGTTCTCACTGACGGCGAGGGGACGTGTCGCTGGTGCGGCCAGGGCGATCAGGACGTGCTGACCATCGACCATATCAATAATGACGGGGCTGCGCATCGCAAGCAATTCGGCGGCAAGACATTTGGTGGCAAGCACATCTACCAATGGCTCGTGAATAATGATTATCCTTCTGGCTTCCAGGTGCTTTGCTACAACTGCAACATGAAGAAAGAGACGCTACGTCGTCGCAAAGAACGTGAATTAGCAAGTGTGCAGATGTGCTAGATACGCTTTTTTCTGTTGACCCGCAAAACTTGGAATCCCTTTCCGACGAAGATCTCGTCGCGTATGCGAATCAGATGCTGGCGTTGCAGGCGCTGGATCGCAATACGAACCAGCTCCGTTGGTATAGACCGGTAAGCCACAAAGCCATTCGCGTTCACGCTTCCGATGCGAAAGTGTTTTTCTTGGCGGGCGGGAATGGAGCCAGCAAAACCGATACTGCGTTGGTAGAACTGGTTATTCGAGCTACCGGACAGATTCCTGATTCTCTTCGAGATATTTATCCGCGCACTAAGTTGCGCGGGCCAATTAATTGCAGGGTCGTTGTCGAATCAATTACCAATACCCTAGAAACCATCATACTTCCGAAACTGAAATGGTGGAATTGGCAGGGAGTGGATGAGCCTGGTGGAGAACGTGGCCATTATGGGTGGATTCCGCAGGACTGTTTGATTAAGGGAGAGTGGGACGAAAGCTGGACAGCCCGCACTCGAACGCTTGAGGTGATTTACAGAGATCCTGATACGAATAAATATCGCGGTCTCTCGAAAATCCAATTCATGAGCTATGATCAGTCGCCAGAAGACTTTGCGAGCGGCGACTTCCATTTTATTTTGCACGACGAGCCACCGAAGGAATCCATCTGGACTGAGAACGCGGTCCGTGCTGCTCGCGTGAACGGCACCATGTTCTTGAGCATGACATGGCCTGATGACCCGACAATTCCAGTAGACTGGATCATCGATCGAGTTTACGAAAAATGTCTGCCAGGTAAAAGCAAAGATCCGCAGTATGAAATTGTCGAGATGTATGCGACCGAGAACCAGAACCTGGACCAGACCGCCATTGCCAATATGGCAAAAAATCTTACGGCGGCGGAACGCAGTACACGTATTTATGGTCAGCATCTTCGCCTGTCGAATCGCGTTCACCCGCTGTTCACGGACACGCCACATACATGGTGCTTTGGCTGCGGCGATTTGACCTTACTTGATAACGATAGAAATTGCGGCACGTGTGGCAAGGACGATGTCGTGGAATTTATTCATGTGAAGCCTGTTCATACCAACGAACTGTTCCCGGTCATTCACGCGATCGACCCGCATCCACGTAAGCCGCATATGAATATTTACGTCCAGGTCAATCCTAACGATGACCTGGAACAGGTCTGTGAACTGGAAGTGGACGGCTCACCGCAGGACGTGGCCGATCGTTGCGCTGAGCTGGAAGCGGAGCATGGCTGGACCAGTATCCGGCGCTTGATCGATCCGAACATGGGCCGCTCCCCGTCTGGCACAGACCGGGAAACGACCTGGCAAGATGCCTTTGAGCAGGCTGGTCTTAATTTCGACTTGGCTGACGATAGCGAGGTCGGCCGTCAGCTCATGAACGATTACCTGAAGCCGGACCAGAAAACGCGCCAGCCGCGTGTCGTGATCGATCCGCGCAATGTGCGGACCCTGTACCAGCTCAAACGATTTTCCTGGGACGATTACAAGCGGTCAATGGAAAAGGACCAGAAGCAGAAGGTGAAGCAGAAGAATGACGATTACCCGGCCCTATGGCGCTACATTCTCAATAGCAATCCCACGTTCCGGGGCTGCCGCCATTTAGGGACAAGTGTGGTCACGGCTGGCGGGAGGAAGAACGGGTATTGATGCAGGGTCGAAAGTTTCCTCGACTGCTTGGATTACCCAATACCAGCATAGTGATGCGCTCCGCTTGCGCTGCAAGGCGTCCCAATGCAGCAGTTAGGATCATGGCTCTATTAACGCGCATACACTAGCGCGATTCGCACGCGCCGCCTGCATCGCACGTAAATTAGCACGGCAGTTAAACGAAAGTCAAGGATGAAGACACGTAAATCGATTAAGCCCGAGAACCTGGACCTGTTCATTGAAACCGTCATTGAACGGTACAACCAGGACCTGTACGACCGCCAGGCCTGGTCCGAAGCTCGCCTGCAACGGACTGCAAAATTGCGCGGCTGGCTCGAACCCAAAAATTATCCCTGGCCGGATGCCAGTAACCAGCACATTCCCCTGCTCATGACCAATTCGCAGCGGACCCAGGACACGCTCCATAACGCGGTCCTGTCCACGCGCCCGGTCATGTCGGCCATTGCCGTGAACAAGGCCGATGCGGAGAAGGGCCAGTCCATTGACGAGCTGCTGGACTATCAACTGTTCGTGGAGCAGCACGGCGAGGAAATTCTCGGGCAATTGATCCGCTCATTTACCGACGATGGCAAGTTCGTGGCCTTTATTCCCTGGGTCAAGGACCGGCGCGAGGTCATTGAAATAAAGCCGGTGCCGCAACCGCAGGACCCGGCCTTTGCGCAGCAAACCTATCTCCAGTTCCTGAACGACACCTTCCCGGAATCCTTTGCCCAGCAAACCGGTGACGACACCTACGCAGTCAGGTGGATCGATGAAAACCAGAAGCCGCAAAAAGCCAAGGTCGAGTTCTACTGCGACGAAGACAACCGGTACTTCGCGTACATCACGAAAGAGAAAGTCGTCTTCGACGGACCATGCGTTATCCCTAAAGCTCTTGAAGACGTGGTTGTGCCGTCACGTGCCGCGAATCTCCAACCTCCGAGCCCTTCTAATCCTGAAGGTGCTGACCACTTCGTTCTTGTTGATTACCCCTCGTGGGACGAAATCAATCGACTCCACGACCAAGGGTACTACGACTGCCTCACAGCCGAGGACATCAAAACGCTGGAGGACCGAACAGAACGAGGCGTAGGCAACGACGGCCAGACCCAGACCGGGGCCGATCCTGAACAGCACAAGGTCCAGAAAGATGCCCTCGCCGGGACCACGTACGGCAATGCCAAGACCACGGCCAAGACCTTTACCCGCCTCACCTACTTTGGCCGCTGGGACCTGGACAATGACGGGTTCGAGGAAGAGATTGTCGCCCGCGTGTTGCTGGGCGAGAAAAAGCTCCTGCGCCTGCGTCATCTCCAGGAGGAGTTCCCGACGCCGAACCCGCGCCGTCCGGTTGCTGAAGGTTCGTTCCTGGAAGCGGAAGGCGAATGGTACGCCATTTCCCAGACCGAGCTGCTGGAGCACATGCACGACCTGACCAAGGTCTTGCTGGACCAGATGATTGATAAGCACACGCTCGCGAACATTCCCTGGGGCGTGTACCGATCGGCCTCTGGTGTGCGCCCTGAAGTGATCCGCATGGCACCAGGCGAACTGTATCCGGTCAGCAATCCGGCCAATGACATTAACTTCCCCCAGATGCCGCAGCAGGACCAGACCATTGCCCTGAACCTGATCTCGATGGTCCAGCAATGGGCTGAGCGCCAGAGCATGCAGGGTTCCTTGCAGTTCGGTGGCGTCCCGCAAGGCAAGGCCAGTGCGCTGCGCACGAGCACGAACATGCAGAGCGTGTTGCAGCAAGGCGATGCGCGGCCTGAACGCATCTTGCGCCGGTTCTTCCGGGGGCTGGCCCAGATCTATCAACAGATGCACGAACTGAATCAGGCCTTTCTCCCGATCAATAAACAGTATCGTGTCACCGGTGTGACCCCGCAAGGGAAAGACCCGTACAGACAAATTGATAGCCCAACGGCCATTCAGGGCAATTTCCAGTTCGACTTCAAGGCCAATGCCCTGAACACGAACAAGGCCTTGACCAGCCAGATTCTCCAGGAACTGGCCCCGGCCCTGGTCAATGGCTTGACGTTGCAGCTCGGGCTCACGAACCCAGAGAAGATTTACAACCTGCTTCGCGACATGGTGCAGAGCAAGGGCCAGGACGAGAACAAGTACCTGAACCCGCCTGCGACCGCGAACCAGCCGAAACTGTCCGCAGAAGATGCCATGGGCCAGATGGCCCAAGGGATTCTGCCCCAGGGCTTGCCTGCTGAAGGCGCACAGTCCCATTTCCAGACCTTGATGCAGTTCGCGTCAGATCCCCGCTACGCGCAACTCGTACAGACGGACCCTGCCTTCAACATGATTTTCTCCACGTACCTTCAGCAGGTCCAGGCCTTGGTGATGCAGGAACAGATGCAGGCGCAGGCTGCGCAGCAGTTCGCGCAAGCATTAGGTGGCGGGGCTGGAGGTTCAGGTGGACCGGAAGGAAGCGTCGATCCGGGAGCTGCTGAACAGAACTTTGGGCAAGGGCAAAATCAAGTTTCTGACGAATCGCTCCCCGGAGCAAAAGGAGTCGTTCAGTGAGAGAACTGGAGGCAGAAATTCACTGTCCTCAGTGCAAAAATGTGTACGGGCGCGTGTTCCGTGAAGAAGCCTATCACGGCTGGAACCATATCTGTGAACCGTCCCCGATCCCGAAGTATTGCGGGATCTGCGAAAAGCCAACGGAGAGAAAACAATAGTGGAAGGTCTCGGGCTGCAAGCGGAGCAAGGTCTGGGAATGAAAAACGACATTCTCATGGATACGGCCATGAAGGAGTATCCAGTCCTGCAAGGCCTTGGATTGAATTACAAGTACAGCCCGGGTGCGCAGCCTGGCTATTTAGAGTTCTGGCCACCGCAAGAAACGGGCACGCCAGCGTGGCCGCGACCGAAAGAGTTCCCGCAAGGTGGGCTTGGCCTTGAAGTGTACGACCCGAATACGCGACCGATCGACATCATGGGCGACGTGGCTTCGCATCACTTGGTCTACAACGATCCAAAAATGAAGGCTTATTACGAACAGTTTGAGGGGTCATTAACGCCGAAGCAGAAGAAGCAGCTTCAATCGCAATACGAATACGCGCAGCAGAACGAGAATGAACAGCGTCCGTATGAAGACTGGTATCAGGCCGCTGGCCTGCCCGGTTATTTCCGTGGCTATGCCTTCCAGCAATGGCCAGATGCGCAATCGGCCTACACACCATCACAGCTCAAGATGTTTGACGAAATGATGAATTACCTACGGAGCGCACGCTAATGCCGACAAAGCAGGAATGGATGGACAGTCACCAGATGAAACCAGTTCTGCGCATGCCTCCCGACAATGCGCTGCTCCGCTCTGCTGCCGTCTCTGCTGAGAAACTGACCCAGCGGCCTGAATGGGACAGTTTCCTGACCAAGGTCCAGGCCAGGCGGGACGAGTTCTGGAAGCAGTACGAGAGCTGGCGTGAGCAGCTTGAGATTGCCAAGAACGAGGACGCGGTCAAGGCCGCACAGATTAACTGTGCCATCTATAAGAACTGTGCCTTTGCCCTGGACGAGATCATGGCCCTGCCCGGCGAACTGATTAAGGAACACAAAGACAATGCTTGAACTTGGCCTGGTCGATACCGCCGATCTCCTGCACGAACTCAAGAACCGGTATGCGGCCCTGATCGTGCTCGGGGCGCATGCCGACAATAACGAGATGGAGACCCAGATTCTGGACGGGCCAGCGTACATGATTGCGGGCCTGCTCGCACAAGCCTCGTGCCAGATCACGGCGAGCATGACTAAGCCTTTGGACGACGACGAATGATTACCGGTGGCGTGACCCTGACCTGGCTCTTGATCGCAGCCTTGAACTTGGCCGTGGGCGGGACCTTGTTCGGCTGGATACATGAGGGGCATACGGCAGGGTGCGAGCACCGATCACGAGTGTTTGTGCAAGCGCAAATGGAAGAGAAGACGCAAGGACCAATTCAGGAAGAGTGCAGGTAACACGAGGCGACATCCGGCCATAACAGGATGCGGTGACTAAACACCACAAAATAAAGCGAGGAGCAGTATGAGCGACGAAGTGGTTTCAGATCCAATTGTTGAACAGGAAGTTAAACCGGAAGTCTCAACCCAAGCGGAAGAGACTGCGCCAGCGCCAGATGCGGTTGCTGAGCCGGTTGCTGAACAGCCAGCACCTGAAGGCGGCTTAAATGCTGGCCTTGAGACTGACGTGTTCAAGCAACGGCTCGGACAGGTCTGGGCACGGGCGAAAGGGGCCGAGTCAAAGGTCGATCAATTGCAGGCCGAGCTTCAGCGAGAGCGTGAAGAACGCATTCGCTACGAGGAACGGCTCAAGGTGCAGGAAGAGACCAAGGCAGCGGCAGAACCGGAATATACCTGGGATCAGTTGGAAGCGGCGATCGCTGAGAACAGGATCACGCGGGCGTGGGCGAACGAGTACAAGGAAAGGAAGATTGAAGAACGGGCGATTAAGAAGGCCGAGGCCAGACTCGAACAGAAACTGACCTCTACTTCTAAGGAGTCCATTATTCTCTCTGAACTTGACCGGTACAAGAAAGCTGCACCCGAGGTCCTTCAGGGCGGAACCGAGGAAAGGACCAAGGTAGAAAAGGAATACGCCTATCTGGTGAATGTCCTGAACTACCCCAAAACCTTTGCCACGGAACTGGCTGCGACACGGGCCGCGCTAGGCGATCTCGACACCGTCGAGCGCAAGGCGCAGGCCAAGCGCACGGCGACCAAGGAGCCCTTCATGGAAACACATTCTTCGACTCAGAAACCTCAACAGAAGAAAAACGATCCGATTGCCAATCTGAGCCAGCGCGAGAAGGATCACTACGAGAAGATGATTCGTGCTGGACGGTATCCCAAAGGCTGGGAGAGCGTGAAAGAGGAATTAGAGTACAAGCCCAGGTTTGCGCGTGGGTGAGATTCTGATTCGCAAGAACTGGACTCGTGCAGACCTGTTGAAGGATGCCGAGGCCGGTGGCCGGAAGCGTGGCCGTCCAGCCGGAGGCTGGATTGCCGATATTGCGGCCCAGAAAAAGGTCATTACCTTGTGCCCTCTGTGTACGGGCAAGTTCAATCCTGCGCGGGTCCATTACCGCAAGGAGAAGGAATTTCCCGTGTGCCAGGCCAAGTGCGATGGCTGTAGCACGTTCGATCACAAGTGCAGCATGTATATCTACGATGAACTCTATACGCAGGTCCGTAGCACGGCAGATGAGCGCCGGGCGCTGGCTCGCAGTCGCGAGCAGCGGATCAAGCGTGGGTATTTGTAACGGACACACCCCTGGTCCACTAAAGCAGGGTTGAAAGGAACTCAATGCAATACGCAGGAAATCTCAGCGGGTCTTCACCCGTTATCAAGAAATACAAAGCGTCGGCAGCGATCGCGGCTGGTGTGGTCGTCCTCCGTTCTGCTGGTAACGCCAGCGGACAGATGTCTACCTCCACCACGACTTCGTATGCTGATGCGCTCGGTCTGTTGCTGGACAATGGTCTAGCCAACGGAGCCAGCGTGTCCTACTCCACGACTCAGGGTGCTGATGAAGCAGTCTGGGGCGTGATTGTCAACCCGGACCAGATCCTTCGCATGCAGATGGTCACTGGTGCAACTGGCACCTCCATCACTTCTGACACGATCGTCACGGCGGCGTCCAACGGCTTGACGGCTGTTGGTGGCACGTCTGTCGCCTCACCTGACATGGATGAGGGCATTCTCTGGTACATCAGCGGGTCCAACGTCGGCAAGAGCCGGAAAATCACCTCCACCTCGTCTGTCACTGCGACAGTCATTGTGCCGTTCGCGGCTAATGCGGTGGGTGACCAGTACTGCTACGCGGGCATCAACATCGGCTTGACCGGTGTCACGCTCACGACCGATCTCAAGAACGCTCGTGCAGACATTGCCGTGTCCACTGGCGCAAGCGCGACCTGCATCGATCTGGAACTGAATGGAACTGGCGACAGCTACGCCCATTTCGTTCTTGGCGATCAGGTTTGGACCAATGCGACATAAATAAGCACGTGAATTGAACGAATAAGAAAGAGGAATAACCAATATGGCAGCCCCACATTCTGCTGGAAATTTCGCTGATCTCTTAGACAAAAGAGTCACGAAATTGTTCGATGACCAGTACAAGCAACTCCCTGACATGGTTCCGACTGTCTATACGATGGAAACATCTAGCGACAGCTTCGAGAAATGGTCAGATGTCGGAGCATTGGGCGATATGACCCAATTCACTGGGACCGTTACGTATCAGAGCCAGTCACAAGGCTATGACGTGACCGCGACCCACGTCCCGTTCGCGAACGGTATTCAGATCGAGCGCGAGCTGTATGACGATGACCGTCACAGCATCTGGGAAGGTCGGCCCAAGGAATTGGCTAAGTCCGCGCACCGGACCCGCCAAAAGCACGGCGCTCGCATTTACAACCTTGCCTCGTCTGTTGACACGTTTTTCTACAATAACAGCGAAGGCGTGGCGCTCGTGTCCGATTCACATACCACGACCAGTGGCGCATCCACGGCCAGTGGATTTGACAACTTGACCACAGCCTCGTTGTCGGCAGTGGCCGTTGCCGCAGCCCGTATCCAGATGCGGAACTTCCGTGGCGATGTCGCTGAGAAGATCAGCGTCATGCCGGACACGCTCGTGATTCCACCGGATCTCTATGAAGTTGCGTACGAGATTGCGGAGTCTGAGGGCAAGCTCGATACCGCCAACAATAACAGGAACGTCCACAAGGGCAAGTACAAGGTTATTGACTGGGATTACCTGACCGACAGCAATAACTGGTTCATGGAAGATTCGTCCATGAAAAAGGACATGCTGATTTGGTTTGACCGTATTCCTTTGGAGTTCGCTAGCGCGGAGGAATTGGATACGATGGTGGCCAAGTGGAGAGCGTACTGCCGATATTCCTTCTTTTGGAGGAATTGGCGCTTTCTGTTAGGCGGAATTGTCTCGTAGTTTGCGCTGAGGAGAAATGTTGAGTTGGCGGCACTCGTCCTGCAACTTGAGACGGTGCTGCCACTCACTTAACGGGAACGGCTTACGACCAGTTGTATGTTGATTGACCAGGAAGTACAGACAAATCTCTGCTTGCCGTTGCTTCAGAACGAGGTGCGGCATCAGAGCCGGGATCAATTCTCTCAGGCAGTGGTAATTAAACCTGAGCATGAAGTAGGCCCCATCTTTACCAGCCTTCACGATGTTGGTGTCTCCAGGCTGAAACCAGCTTGCGATGGTGTCCAGCAACAGACGGCGTCCCTGGCTGATGCGGCTTTCAACTTTCAGGCCGGTTCCGTTAACTCGTTTCTGCTTGTCTTTGCGAGTGTACTTCACGATGGAGAAGTGACCTTCCCCATCCATAATGCCAGCAAGGTAAGCCAATTTCACGTCAGTTAACACGGTAAGAAGTGTAGCAAATGAAGAAACCGAAAGCAATTCAATTCGATGGGCATATCAAGTCCAAGGTCATTAAGCCGAATGACATGAAGAAGCCAAAAGTTCCGAAAATGTGTTGAGCCAGTGACCCAGTCAGGGGCGCGTGACGAGGGTAGGCCTTAATCGTGCCAAAGGAGAATGAATGGCGTATTTGAGTAAATATGGAACATTATGGGGAGCGGTGCCAGTGACCAGTGGCCGCGTGTTCTGGGTCGGCCCCACGACCTGTTACGTGGACGGGCGTGTTGTGCCTGTCAGCGATAACCATGACGGACTCTCGCCTGAGCGTCCGCTTGCGACGATCAACCAAGCCGTGACGAACGCGACCGCTGATGCGGGCGATGTCATCATGGTCCTTCCTGGGTCCTATACCTTCACTGCGACACAGACCATTAGCAAGGCCGGGCTGAAGATCCTTGGCATTGCCGGTGGCCCAGTTGATTCGCACGAGCATGGCACGCGCACCACGCGCTACCAGGCTTCTGTCACGACTTCTGCTTCGGCAGCGGTGTTTACCGTGACAGCCGCAAGGACAGAGATCGCCTACCTGCATATCGTCCCGAAAGCAGCCCAAGCCGGAATCGATCTGGCAGCGGCTGACGCGAATTTCCATGACTGCACGTGGAACATGACCACGGCAGCCGATACCGCCACATTCGGGATCAGCGTGACCGGGGCTTCTGCCCGTCCGCGCATCTCGAACCATTACGTGTACGTGGAAGACAACCAAGGTCCATTTCTCCGCTGTGCGTCAGCGACTGGCGGAATGGATGGTGGAATGCTCCAGCGTTCGTACATCCTCTTGG